CGGCAGTGGCTACGGCGATTACATCATCATGAAGATCGACGGGACTGGCCAGATCGAGAACTGGAGCGTGGACCTCGACGATTTCACGCGCAACGACGAGTAACCACCCTACACGCCGGGAGGCATGACCAATGGAACGAGAGATTTTGCATATTCCCGAGATTGCCCAACTGCTCGGGCGCACTGAGTCAGCTATCAGAACGGCAGTGCGCGATGACGCGAAGTGGCTGCCGCCGTACTTCAAGCAGGGGGCGCGGCTGTGCTGGCGTACTGAGTCGGTGCGTCAGTTCCTGCGCGAGTATGAAGCCGGTGAACACCGGCCGGTGCGGACTGGGCGCAAGCGCCAGCAGCCGCCGACGCTTAGCCGAGTTTGTCGGCTAGATCGTGCGGGCTGAGGTGGGTGTAGCGCTTGAGCTGGGTGAGGGTTTTGTGTCCGGTGACGGAAGCCACCTCCATCATGTTCAGGCCGCGCTCAAACAGGCGGCTTGTCGCCTCATGGCGAAGGTCGTGGAGGGTCAGACCGGAAACGCCTGCATCGGCGCAGGCTCTCGGGAAGTAGCTGCTGACGGAGTTCGGCGCGATCGAGAACACCTTGCCATCGATCCGCGGCGGCAGGCTGGCCAGCAGCTCACGCGCCAGCACTGACAACGGCACCAACCTGCGGTCGCCGTTCTTCGTATCTTCCAGGTGTGCCACCTTGCCCCGGATCTGATCGCGGCGCAGGGTCAACAACTCGCTACGGCGCATCGCAGTCTCTACTGCCAGATCAATGATGATCGGCAGCTCACGATGGTATTTCAGTGCAGCCTCTTTGATCGCAGTCAGCTCTTGAGCTGTCGGGCGGCGGTCGCGGGCCTTGCCGGGTTTCGGCATGCGCAGACTGGCACAGGGGTTCGTGATCCCTTGAATGCCCCATTCCTTTATCGCGATGGTGTACAGGTGGCTGATGATTGCCAGGTTAAGCCGAACGGTTGAGCCTGACTTGCCGGACTGCAGCTCATCGTCCCGCCATGCAGCCAGATCGGAAGAGCGCAGGGTTGCAAGTGACTTCGCCGCCAGCGGATGCTCCAGCCAGCGATCAATCCGGGTGCTCTCCTGCTTTGCCCCCTTCTTATAATCAGTCACCTCTCGGCGGTACCGGCGCAGCGCGTCGGCAACTGAGGTCTGTTCGGCCTCGCGAATGTCCACAAATCGAGCGCGCGACATATCACCCTCGATCTCGGTTGCCCAGCGCTGGGCTTCCGCCTTGGTGTCGAATGTCGCGGAGATAGTCGGGTAACCCTTGCGGCGTATCTGTGCACGCCATGAGTCGCCCCGTTTTTCGATGTAGGCCATGGGTGTACTTTATCCGGCGCTGGGGGAATCCGCTACACCACTTTCCGGCACCCATTCCCCCATGGCTCCCCCAAACTGCCCGAAAAACAAAAAGGGCCTGCATGAGAAAATCACGCAAGCCCTTGATTTGTGGCGGAGAGTCAGGGATTCGAACCCTGGGTACGGTTGCCCGTACAACGGATTTCGAATCCGTTTTCAGGCTGCATTCAACGGACTGCCAGTCCGCCAAGCCACTGATTTTACTGACCTTCCCAAAGCACCCTATAGGATGCTATGGGGATTATTTGGGGGAGCATTCCCCCAAAATTGCACCACGACCTGATCTTGGTCGTCATGCGAGCACATTAATTAATGTGCATCAGCCGCTTGCAGGGAGTCGTACTGAGCCTCACACGCCAGCCCCGCTACTCGTCGTCGGTCAGCCTCTGCTGCCAGCTCTCCCGCTCGCGCATCAGCCCTGTCGAGCAACTCGGAATACAGTATGAGGGTGGCGGTGGTTGGCGAGCCTCCGTGGCAAGCGCCGGCACCCTGGGTGGCTCGACGGGTACGCTCGGCGAGTTGCTGCCGCAGGCTGTCAGCAGCGGCATCAGCAGCATCGGCATCAGCCTTAGCCTGCTCGATCTGGTGTTTTGCATCACGTCGTATCCCCTCTACTGCGGCTGCGCGCCGCGTCTCCTCTGACCGGGCCTGCCGTTCGGCTGCTGCCCGCGACTCTGCCCACGCCGCGCCAATGGCAATGTATTTGCTCTCCCAGCGCGCACCCTGCCAGCTCCACCCAATCCCAAACCCCAGCAGCAACAGCGCCACCAGGGCGCCGGCCTGCAGCAGTAGCTTGTACTTAGTCAGCACGCCCCACCTCCCCGGCCAGCAGATCCGCCAGCACCTCAGCCAACTGCAGCTTCCAGCGTTGATATGCGGCTAGGTCATCTGGGTTGCTGATGAAGAAAAGCTCGACGATGATTCCGCCGCCTCGACTGACGAACGCGAGGCGGCTGTGCTGCCCGCTGGCTTCGCCCTTGGCGCCTCGGTTTGCTATGCCCAGCGTTTGGCTGATTGCGTTGCAGATCCTCTTTCCGAACTCGGCATGGCCGGGCCAGCCCAAGGTCTCTACGCCAGTAGCCGTGGGTTTGTGGAATGAGTTGCAGTGGAACTCCAAGGCAATGTCATGATTTGCCGCCAGCTTCCAAGCCTTTGACAGCGGCAGGTTCTGGCGCTGATCGCCGTCTCGATCGAACTGAACGCCGCGAGCAAACAGTGCATCTGCCAGCAGGTCGCGAAACTCCAGCACGATGCCAGCCTCGGTGTGGCCATTGCCAACGGCGCCAGGGTCAGCGTCGGAGTGCCCGGCGCTGATAAACAGTGATTTGGATTGCATTGGGAACTCCTGAAAGTCAGGCACAAAAAAGCCGCCCTGCGGCGGCTGTTGTGATGCGGTTATCGTTTGCCGGAGATCACCGGCGACAGCAGCAGCCAGGATGGGCATGCTGCCTGTGCTCTACAAGGACGTGGGCGTTCCAAGCCGGGTTTTGCAGTACCGGCACTTAGCCGAAAATCACGCTTGGGGTATCCGGTGTGACCAGCGAGCCGGCCAGCGTGGCCAGCTGCTCAGCGGTCAGTTCGGCACGCAGGCGCAGGTTTACGTGCCATCCTTCGATGACGGTAGGAGGGACAATCTCATTACCCTCTTCGTCCCATTCGCCGCCCGTGCTGATCACGCCGACGTGGTAGATGCTGACGCCATTGGCGGGCATGTAGCCGTCATCGGATGAGACTTGCAGGCCCGCTGACTCCAGCAGGGTATCAGCCTGCTCCTGTGACTCGCACTTTAAAAAGTAGTCGTAGAAAGTGGTCATTGCGTAATCGCCTGTAGTTCTTCGCTTGTCAAGACGCGGGGGAAATAGCGAATTTCGGAAAAGGTTGCGCTGGGGTTTAGCTCCAACTCAGTTGCAGGGTTGCTTGTGTTGTAAGTGGCTGCATACGTCTTCTCAGCTAAACTATCCGCTGTGATAGATACAGACCCAAGCGTCGCTATAGTGTCCCCAACAGCAGCCGCTTTTGCTTTGACTATAAGAGTGCCTGCATTTGTGTTGTACTCACTCCCGAGCGCCCTCGTCGGGATATCAACCGCCCTCGTAACAGCAGCCCCTGCGGTTGGGATGTAGGAAGTCGGAAATGTGCCAAATTCAAACTGATGCCCCCAGACCAATACTGTCGCCGCCGATCCGCTGTTGTTGGATATCCTAGGATAAGCCGTAGCGCCAGAAACCGTGAAAGTGATATCGTGCCGCTGCCACTCTCCGGTCACCGTTACCGCCTTAAAACCACCTGTGCCGGTTTGGCCGATAATGATTGATAAGTCCGCACCTTCTGACTTAAGCCACACGCTCTGAGTATATGAGCCGGTAGTAGACACTGAAACCGGCTGCTCAATTCGTGATCCGAGCACCCCTGATGCTGATGTAAAGCTAATTCTGTCTGCGGAAATGGTCCCGTCAGGCGCTTCGCCAATGTTTGGTGTTACGGTGGCACTATTGATTTTGGACCAAGCTGCGTTGTCGGGCTCATCGCTGTAGCGAGCAAGATTCGTCCGACTCTCTTCAACCAACAGCCCCTTCCGAACGATCAAACTCCAATCACTATAAGTCCCGCTCCCAACAACAGTCACTACATTCAGCGTCACGGCAGTAGTAGAACTGTCCAGCACTTTGCCGACCATGTAGTTGCTGGCATCATGGCTCACTACGACACTTTCACCGACTGGGTATTCGTAGTCGGTATTGATCGTCATGATGCCATAGCCCAGCGTGATGCTGTCTGTGCTGCTGCCCAGGGTCTCTGGGTCGTGGTCGATGCGGGGCACGTCAGCGGCCACCCACTCGTACATGCCGAACTGGTTGAACCGACCGCCGCCAGTTGAGCGGGTGAAGGTGATCAGATCGCCAAATGCCAGCGAGTCATCGCGGACGTATGGATGCGACCCGACACCGTACACGCTCTGATCAAAATCAAGGCGAAGGGTAGACTCCCGACGCAGCAGCTCGGCAACATAGCTGCGGAATGGGTCATCCGCAGACAGGCCGCCGCCGGTGGCGTTGATTGCTTGTCTCAGTAGCTGCTTGGTGTCGTCCAGATACAGCAACTTGTCAGCGATAGTACCCATCAGACAACCTCCCCGTTGATCGCATCCAGCGCTGCAGATACGTCGCCCATCATCACGCCCACCTCCTGTAGCGCCGCCTCTACCGTCTCGCCAACGAAATACCCACCGGAATCAGCGACAGTGACAGTCGTGGCGGGTTGAGTGCCGGTATGGGTTGTTCGATCCCGCAGCTGCGCGTCCGCGGCGTTCGCAGTGGCGCCCGTGGCTATGCCGTTGAGCTTCGTCAGGCTGGCGGCTGACATGACGCCAGCCAAAGTCGTGGTAGCGGCGGATAGCGTCGCCGCGCTGCCGGTGCTGGATGTTATGGGCACAGCAGTCGCAGTGCGCGTGCCTTGCGCCAGGTTCGTCGCCACGTTGACCTGCGCGCCCGCCTGTACGCCGGCGAGCTTGTTCTTTTCGGCCAGCGTGTAGGTTTCCTCAATATCGAGATCAGCCTTCGTGATAACCACATTGCCCGTGCGACCCTGTACCGTGCTCACGGCGTCAGTGTTATCAACCTTGCCCCACGCTGCGCCGTTCGCTACCAGCCAGTCACCGGTGGCGAACGTCAAGCCGAATTGGGTGCCAGGCGCTGAGGTGACGTAGTAGTCGCCCTGGTTCGTGGGCGCACCAGGTAACGCCGGTGTGTTGGTGCCGGCATCCCACAGGCCCTGGTAGCTCATTTGCCCCAGCACAGCATCATTGATCTGCGACAGCGGCACCTTGCCGTTGTTGTCCAGCTCGGCCAGGCCGTTGCTGGCTCCTTTGAGCGCGGTGTCCAGCTTGAGAGCGAGCGCTGCTGTCGCGGCGTCGCTCAGTGGTTTGTCAGCGTCCGCCGTATTGTCGACGTTCTCCAGGCTCAGGTCGGCGGCCGTGATGACCACCGCGCCCTGCCGGCCCTGTACACTTTGCACAGGTGCTGCGGCGGCAGCTTCGGCTGCGGTCGTGTACTGCGGGTGCGGGTCTGGCGCCGCTTCGTGCGCGTCTACTGCGCCGCTGGCGGTGCCGGCTGCATCGTATCGCCCATCAGATTCAGCCTTGGTGTACCGGTCACCCAGCGCATTGGTGGTTGCGGCCACAAAAGTGCTGTATGTGTCCTGGTCGACCTTCAGCCCCAACTGGTACATCAAGTCGAGCTGCTGGGTGATATCCCCTAGGATTGTGCCCCAAGGCCGGTCGATCACACCGGCGTCAATTTCGGTGCCGTCCTGCAGCGTTATGATAAGGTGACCATCTGTATCGACGGTGGCTGCTGAGATTGTCGGGCCAGCAGGGCCTCGATCACCACCAACAACGGCAGCGCCATGACATACCTGCGCCGCCGCAGCGCCGGCCACTTCAACAGTGATGGTGCCTGTGTAGGCGCGCAGCACGTCGCCGTTCGGCAGGGTCACGTCCAGCACATACTCGCGGCTGCGCCAGGCCAGGGCGGCGGTTTCGACTGCAGACAGCTCAACATCGACCCAGCCGCCGGCGTTGACGGTGACCGGCAGCGTGCCGTCTGCCAGCCCAGCACTGTAGAGCGTGAGCACTGCGGCGGCGTCGGTCAGATCGACCGGCGGCTGATACACCAACTGGCCACCCTGCGGATTGGTGCCGATGGCGTTGATGCCGGGGATATCCAGCTCGGTGTCACTGACGATCTGCGCCATGTGCGGCAGTTGGCGCAGCGGGGCGCGGTTGAGTTCCGGCAGCTGGCGGACGTGCTCAATCCACACAAACCAGTCAGCCGGCAGGCTGTGATCGACAGTCAGGCGTACCGGGCCGCTGGATGCAATGGCTGTGATGGTTTTGTAAACCGGGCTGGGCTGCATCAGCCGCAGCATGGCGCGGAACGTCGCGCCCTGATCGATGCGCAGGGGGAATGCGGCCGGGGTCATCGGCTATCTCCAGATAGAGGGCAATAAAAAACCCGCCGAGGCGGGTCAGAGTTTCAAGTAGCTGCCGAGTTTCAGCGGCGGCATGACGAACTGATCGGTGCTGTGCCGCGGGGCCATGACCAGCAGCTGGGTGTCGTAGCCGATCAACAGCCTGCGGCCGAGCTGGCCGTGTGCGGTGCTGTAGAACGAACTGGTCGACACACTCGATGCAGGCAGATAGCTGGCGGCCCAATCTCGGCCATTTGCCGACAGCCACTCATCAACCGCGAGCTGGCCGTTCGGCAGGACAGTTGCCCGACTGGAGTTGGACGGTGCAGGGAATGGCAGTTCCGTCCAGTTGAATCCGTCCGCCGTGACGCGCAACTTGTTGGCAGTGGTGCCCACCAACAGCAGGCTCTCGTTGCCGGATGCGCCGCGAATAGCTGGGCCATACAGCTCTGCCCATGTGCCGCCGGCATCCGTGCTCACGTACACCCTGCCCGCAGATCCGCTCAGCGCAACAACGCTGCCGCCGACACACAGCACAGCCGAGCTGCTGTAGTCGAGCAACCCTGTAAGCACCAGCGTCCAGGCTGACAGGTTACTGCTGCGGTATACGTTGCTGCCTGCCAGCAGGTAGTAGTAAGTGCCGTCCCAGGTGATTGATCGGGGGGTGCCGGTAACCCCGGTCAGCGTAATGCGTGACCACGTGAGGCCATCGGCGCTGGTCAGGGTCGCCAACACCGCCGCGATGCTGCTCGATGTGGTCACGGCAACAAAGCGGGCACCGTCCCAGATGATGTCGGCTATCGAGTCGTCGCCGATCTCGACAAACTGCCAGTCCGCTCCGTCATCAGACACCGCGACCGTGCCAGCACCGACCGGGGCAACAACTACGCCTGCCCCGTGCGCAAACTTGCTGGGGGTGGTTGTGATCTGCCCGAGCACCTGCACCCATGTGGCCCCGCTATCTGCACTGCGCGCGATGCGGCCGGTACCACCCGACGCCACCCATGTGGTGCCGCCTACTGCCAGCGCACTCATGGCGATGGCACCAGTCGGCGTGGGCGTCGGCGTGAAGGCCGAGCCGTCGCTGGACAGGTGGCAGGTTGCGGAGCCGGTGCGGCACAGCAGGGCAACATCACCAGGCAGCTGGAGCAGCTGCTGCACAAAGGTATTCGGCGGGGTGATCTGCGTCCAGGTGGCGCCGTTGTCGTTGCTCCGGATCAGAATGCCAGCGGTGGCCATCAGCAGGCTGGAGCCAGCCCGAACGATGCCGATGAAGGTGTAACTGAAACCGCTGGAAATATCCGTCCAGGTCGCGCCGTCATCATCGCTCACCCGCACGCCGCCGTAGATGCAGCCCAGCCACCGGGTGCCCGCGTAGGTCAGTTTGCTGATGGCGCTGCCTGATGTGGATACCACCGTCCAGCTCACGCCGCTGTCTGTGCTGCGCGCGATGCGACCGCTGGATGCAGACGACACGAGCACCCCCGCTGCCTCCTCCACGTCGGTGACGCTGTAGCTATGCCCAAGCGAACGCGTTGTCCATGTATCACCGTCCGGGCTGGTTGCGAGGCCGCCAGAGCTGCCGAACAGGATGAACTGGCCGGCCAAATACTTGATGCCGCTGCAGCTGAATGACACGCCCGCCGGCGCGCTGAGCGCCCAAGTCAGGCCGTCATCATCACTGATCACCAGCTGGCTGTTGCTGGTCAGCGCGATGAAGCGGGTACCGTTGCTGGCTACGCCATAGAGGTTGTACGTGGTCAGCGGCGCAATGACCTGCTCGACCTCCAGATTGCCAAGCTCAGGAGCAACCGCGGCCAGCGCGGGGTACGTTGCAGCATCCAGCACCTGACCGCTCTGCGGCAGCCAGCCCGCACCCGGGGACTGCAGCGATTCAACTGCGTCACCGGTCTGCGCCGTGGCTGGCAGCTCAATATCCTGCATGGCCTCCAGCCCGCCGGCGGTGACGCGCGCGGAGACGACGGAGCCGGCTGGCCAGCTTTGATCGTTTGTGTCTTCCTGGCCGCGCTCGATACTGATAACGCCGCCGGCCACACCGGTAACGCTCACAATTTCCCAGGCTGACTCGCTGGCCCCGGCTGTGGAGATGGTCAGCACCATCACCTCGCCCTCTGCGAGCGCGGGCAGTTGGGCGGCAGCCGCCACTGGAACGGTCATGCTCAGAGCGCCTGCGAGCAGATCCAGCTCGAGTGCGGTAGACCAGTTATTCAAAAATCGGCGCATTGCTCACCTCATGTCCAGCTGACAGGGTCAGCCGATGGAAAAATGCTCTCCCCTGTAACAGGGTTGAACGATCCGTAGAATGCGTTCACCAGTGGATCAGTTGGTGCGCGCGGGCCGAGCGGGGTCATTGCCTCTGCTGCGTGATCTTCAACACTCCCAGCGGCTCCGTTAATCCACCAGCCCAGCAGGTTGTTACTGAATCGCCGAAACCCGGCCAGGGTAATTACAGACTGCATCGGGAATGACGAGGTCGCTGTGGGGTCATTCAGGTAGAGGATTGATGGATCTCGGGGGTAGCTCTCAGAGCCAGTGCCCGTGTCGTGCAGCTCGCTCACAACTGCCTCGCCATCGGTGACCACTCGATCAAGCGACCAGGTGATCGCATTGCTGCCACCGGTGCTCGCTATCGGGTCGTCCTCGCGCGCGTGTTCCAGAGCGAGCGTTTCTGTCCGCTCCCACCGTCGGCTTGTGGTGTGCTCCCCGTACTGCAGTGATATCTCAAGCAGACGGCTCTCCGTGCGGGTGTAGTTGATGGTTACTTGGGCGCGCTGCTCAATAGAGCCGGAGCCCTCTACGCAGGCACCGCCGGACTCATACCAATCCCATCGCCACACGGCAGGCTGACCGGTCGTTACAGTCGGCGGCGGCGCGTTGACGGTGTAGAGCTGCAGCATGTCCATCAGCACTGGCTGAGCTATACCGTCAGCGTCGTACCACATCGACACGATACGGCCCTCGATCTGCGCCCGGTTCTCGCCCACAGCCACATCGACGAATGACGACTCGCCGACCTCGGGCGGGCGGACAGCCGGTGACGGGGTGTAGATGATGTCTACATACCCACAATCTGGCGGCGCGCCGCGCTGGTCATCAGTTGATTCGGCGTAGTCGGCCCCCGCCAAGTACGGCTGCGGTACCACCGGGTTGTTCAGCGTGATGGTGCCGAGCGTTGCCGTGCGGTTGCGCAGCACTGACACCGACAGCGCAAAGTCCATCCCTGGCTGACCCGACAAGGTCAGCTCAAGAAAGCCAAGGGCCAGCTTTACGAATGAGTTGTCCGAGAGCATCACCACGGCCTTGTTGCCGGCCGGCGTCACATCCACCACCTTTGCGCACCGCGTGGTACCCGAGATAGATGGCGTGGACTGCCCTGCTGTGGCAGAGGTGATTACCGCTGACGCGCTGTAGCGCTGGGTTGCGCCGTCAATCTCACCGAAGCGTGACAGCCTGACCGGCATGGTGATCGTACCGCCCTGCGTCCACGACCATAAACCACAGCCGCCCTCTACCAGCCAGCGGCTGCCATCGGGCGCGGCGTAGATCCACCCGCCGACCGGCCTGCCGTAGATATGCATTCCAGTGGCCGTGCCGACGCCAGAGCGGTAATCCGTGCCGGAGACGATGAAGTCAGGCCGCCATTGGCGGCCCGCCTCAGCATCTGCTGCCAGTTGATCCTCGGTGCGCTCAACGTCAGCCACCCAAGGCAGGCGCTGACGCAGCGTCCAGCCCGGGTGCTCTGGGTGCGAGCTGCCATCCATGCCATTGGGCTGAGCCCACGGGATCACGGTGTCATTGGGCAGGTGAAGCTCACCGGCGCGCACCAGGCCGTGCCAGGGGTTACCCCAGATAATCAACCGGCCAAGGCCGGGAAAAGTTCGGCCAAACATCACGCCCCCGGATCAGCCAGCTTAACCTGCAGCGGGTTGCCAGCACCGTCGCGCATCTGCACCTGCGCGATCGCCTCATGCTCAAATGTGAAAAGCCCGTCGCTGGTGCTGAACGTCTGCGCCGGATGGTAAGTGCGGGCCAGCTGCGGATCAGTGGCGGCGCCACCTTCTGGTGCCGTCAGGCCTTCGACCAGCGGGCCAGTGATGCCGCCCCCCGCCCCGCTGCCTGGCTGGTAGTTCCGCTCAGCCACCCCGCGCGCTGCAGGAATGGCGCCACGGGCTGGCTCGGATTTCAGCGTTGGCTGCTGCCGCTCACGCGGCAGTACCTCAGCGATATCCGTCAGCATGCGCTGGCTGTTCCGCTGCTCTCTGGCTGATGCCATGTCATATCTCCAGCTGGTCTACAGGCGGCGCAACCTGATAGGTCACGGCTGCCTCTGCGGCGATTTCGTCGCGCCATTGCTCAATGGTTTCCGGGGTATCCACCGTGAAGCGCCGCGGGTACGTCTCGAGCAGGTCGGGATTGCCATCTGCTACGGAGTAGTTACCCGCAAAGCCCGCCAGGTCCTCGTTGATTGGCGGCGACGCCAAGCGCTTACCCAGCTGCGTTGGGAGCACACCATCGAACGCATCAACCGGGTCATCCACAAAGACAGGCTGATCAGGAATGGCAAGCGGGTCGTTCGCGGAAGTCACTGCGCCCTGGCTTACCGCAATGCCGATGGTGAGCATCGAGTCGCCACTGGCGAAGTCAGCCGTCTCGCTGAGGCTGGTGACGGTACCCGTGAACACCGCGCCGCTATGTAAACGCAGCCGCAGGCGTTGCCCGAAGTCCACATTCAGGGCATGAGCCAACGGCACCTGCCACGTCACCAAGTTGCCACGTTGGGCAGCGAGCACAGCCGTGCGCCCCACGTGCATGGCACACAGCAACGCCAGTTCGAGGCGCTCCTGATCTCGTTTCGGCAACTCAGCCAGTTCCGCATCAGACGGCAGCTCGTCACCCGAATTAACCTCCCAGATGGTGTCGCCGTCCGTTTCGGTGTCCAGTACCACCCGCGCCCGCTCGATAACCTCGCCCACCGCGGCAATGCCTGCAGTGACCTCAAGACGGATGCGGTACTGCTCAACCCCGCGCTGCGCCCAGCGCTGGCTGGCGGTCCATTGCGCGCCAAGCAGCAGATCGAGGTTGACGTTCTCCCACGGCGGGTCAAGGTCCAGGTTGGTACCGGGCAGCCGGTCATAAATCGCCGAGCTCACAAACCAGCCGGCCGACTCGGTTGCGTCGACAATCATCTCGACGTCGGGCAACTCGGTTGAGTCTTGCCGCCAAAGCTCGAACGGTGCCGCTGGGTGCGTCCAGCTCAGGTTGACGTTGCGTTGCCGGTACCGGCTGTAGCGGTAATCCAGCTCCAGCTCATAGCAGTTGGTCGTATCGCTCAACGGCGCCAACGCTACATCCACCGACTGATACACCGCGCTACCGGCCGGAAACTCATAGGCCACCCACTCTGGCGACCAGTGCGTCAGCCGCGGATTGCCCTGCCGGTCAACACTCAGGCTGATTGGCCGCGTGCTCAAGCGCTCCTGTGCATATTCCCAGCGCGACCGGCCTGCTGTTTCGCTGAACACATCGACGGACCAGACCGCGGGAATAAACGAGTCGATGGCATCAATCTCCATCGCCTCGAACGCACCCTCCAGGCGCGTCGTTGCTTGGCAGCTCAGCATGCGAGTGAGCACATCAAACTCAGGCTCGACCAGTTGGCCAGTGAAGCGCCGCGTGGCCGTGTCAGGATCCCCGTGCACAACAAAATCGATCGTCACTTCCAGACCGGCGAAGCTGCGCAGATCAACCGGGGCGGAGCCGAGCTGCATAGCGAACGATGCAACAAGGTCGCCATCTTCCGCGCCGCTGATCTCATACCCTTGGCAGCTAGCCGTTACATCCACGCCGCCAACCATGATCACGGCGGACCAGACATAGCTGCCACCCAGCGAGACGACCTCTGTCTCCGGCACCTCGACGCTCGCCACACCGTTCAGCGTCACGCTGTTCAGCGCAAAGGCGTTGATCATGGGTCAACCTCGCGGGCAACAATCTGCCAGGACACCGAGCCGCCGCTGGCGTCTTCTGACGGCGGCTGGCATAGCACTGTGAGCATCGGGTACCAAACAACGCTGTACTGAGAAGCACCGGCAACCGGCGTGATAGTGGCAGTGCGGCCAGCCATCGAGACGGGCGTCTGCACCCAATCCCTGCCGACTAAGGCGTGGCACGCAACCGGGACGTCAGGGCGCGCATCGGTTGTGATAACAACAGATGTGCCTGTGGTGCTAACCCGTTTTGGCTTCGGGCACAGCAGCTCATGCCGCGCATCCCAGTTGAGAGCATCCAGCCCTGTCGCCATCCATCCAGTGCCGCTGATGGTCACAACGCTCCTGCTGTGGTGCCTGCTGCGGATGACGTTGCCGCCATCCAGCTCAACATCAGTGAAGCCGCCCGCGTCAGCGAAGGTCACCTCTGGCGCGCCAGCGTGCAGCGGCACGGTAATACCGCCCAGAACAAAGGGAGCAGACATCAGTTCTTCCTCGCCTGGAGTTTACGGGCCCTAACTGCTCGCGCCAGATCTTCGATGGTGGACGATGCGCCGCTTAGCTTGTATGTCTGGTCGTCAAGCGTGAGGTTCAGCGTTGACCCAGATCCAAGGCTGTCAGCGCCAGCAAGCGCAGGCATGGGTGGGATAAACGGGATATTACGGGGCATGGATACCAGCCCGCCCTCGGCATAACCGTTGCGCAGGATCGACATGCCGTGACGCCGGAACGCCTCCATGAACGCCAGCGCACCAGGCTCCTGCATGCGGTACTTCGGCTGCACGTACTCGTCGGCATGTACAACACCGGCAATCTTGTATTTGCTGCCAGGGCCGGTCCAGCCGCCACCAGAGAAGCCGGGCGCAGGCTGGCCGAGAATGTACTCGTTATAGGCGTCGGTCATGTCTACCGAGCCGTCTGCATACACAGTGCGCACAGGAATAGTCAGGGTTGTTCCGTTGACACTTTTCGCGAACTCGGCGAGCTGAGCACGGGCGGCGGCAAGGCTGGCGTCATCCAGTTTCACGCTGACTTCCATGCTCTTCAGCTGCTCCGCCTGATCCTTAACACTCTGGATCTCAGCCTGAATGCGCTGCAGCTCCTCTGCCGCCTTGTTCTCCTGCAGCTTGTTGGCCGCAAGGTCGATCTGCTCAAGCTCCTTGATGAAGCCCTGAAACCCGTAGGTGTTCTCACCGGAGTCAGCCAACTCAACAAGCATGTCGAGCGCCGCTCGCGCCTGACGCTGGGCCTCTTCGAAGTCGCCACGCTGCAAAGCCTGACTGGCATTAACCTTGAGCTGTTGGGCGGCACCGTAGGACGCCTCACCGGCATTGACCCCATTGACCTTGTCGAGCGCTTCCTTGTAACGCTTCTCGATAGCGAGCCGATCCTTCCGGATCTTGTCCAGCTCGCCATTGGCCTTTTTCTCTTCGGCGACCAGATTTTTCAGGGACGCTTTTGCAGCCTCAAGCTCGTCATTTCTGGCTTGGTTTATGGCGTCAACGTAACCGCGATAAGCCGCCGCGGCGCGGTCGCGCGCCTCCTCCTGAACAGCCGCAGCAACATCTGCCAGAAACGCCTGCTCGCTGTTCATGCCGGTTTGCTCGGCCAGCAACTCTTCACGGTGCTGCCGCAGCTCAGCGCGCTGTTGCTTAAGCTCTTCTTCTGAGTACCAGATCCCGGCAAGCGTAGTGTTGAGCCCCGTGCCGTTCAGGCTGCGCTCAATATCCTTGAGCTCCTGATCAACCTTCTGTAGTTCTGCGGCAACGCCTGACCCTTCCTGGGCAAGACGTGTAAAGCGATCAAGCAGATCACCTACTTCGGCAGCGGCATTCAGCCCCCACCCACCAATCTTCACAATCCACCCTGCAAAGATTGCCAGGTTGTTCACAAACTCAGGGTCAGAAACCTGCTCGCGCAGACGGTCGATTGCATCGATCAGAGGCTGCACATCAGCCTGAGCCACGCCGTCATTCCAAGCGTTCGCCAACTTGGTCATGGCGCCACCGACCGTATCAGGCAGCTGCTCTGCCTCCTGGCGAATGACGTCGGCCTGACTCAGCAGCGCCTCGGTAACCCGGCTCGCGGTGAGTTCGCCCTCCTTTGCAAGATCACGCAGTGCGCTCACCGGGACGCCAAGCCCGTCAGCCAGCGCCTTCATCAGGCGAGGGGCCTGTTCAGCTACGGAGTTGAACTCGTCGCCACGCAACGCGCCAGCACCCAAAGCCTGTGCGAACTGAATGACCCCGTTGGTGGCCTCTTCAGAGGTAGCCCCGGAGATTCGGAATGTCGCAGAGACCACCTCAGTCAGACCGATAATGTCGCGCTGTGACCGCCCAGCCTCTCGCAGAGCGGGTGCGATGCGGGTGTACAGCGTTACCAATGACTCAAGCGGCGCCTGGTTCTCGTCCGCAATCCTGCGCAGCTCGCGCTGGACAGTGTTGAACTCGTCTTGGCTATCGGTGACCAGTTTGAGGCGCGCATCCATGCCCGCATAGGCGTCAGAGATATTGGCGATCCCGCGCAGCGCATTGAATGCGCCGTATGCAGCCGAAGCGCCGCCAATCAAACCAAGCACGCCACCACGAGACCCGCTAAGACCCTGCTGCTCTCGGCCAAGCTCACGCATTGCTCGACGGGTTTCGCGCACGCGCTGCGTCATAGCGGCCTGAGCGATGGCCAGCTCGCGATTGGTCAGGTTGCCTGTGCGGCGTAGCAATTCATATTGCACGCGCACTTGCTGCAGCTCGGCCTCAAGGGCGCGGTATCGGGTCACGCCAAGGTCGTTGCGGGCGGTTTCGATGGCTGCCTGCCGAGCGGCAATCGCTTGCTGCTTCTGCTCTGCCGTTACGCGCCGAATACCGAGACGCGCCTGCTCCTGGCGCTGAGCAAGCGTGACGGCCTGCTCAGCCCCAGATGCGGTCGCTTGACGGTTCGCTTCGCGCAGGTCGCGCAGGCGCTCAAGCGTCTGCGACACACTGCGCCGATAGTTCGCCTCGGCCTCGCTGCGCTCCTTCGCCGATAGCTCACCGGAACTGGTAACCAGCTGATACTGCTGACGCAGCTGCACCAACTCGCGCTGGGTTTCCTCGATCGCACCGACCCCGAGCGCCTTGCGGGCATTGGCATTGGCAAGGTCAGCATTACCCTGTTGAACGGCCGACGTCAGCGCCGTAGACAGCCGAGTTTGCTCGTTCGCGAGGTTGCGGGTGTCGATGCCGACAGCCTGCAGCTCTGCTCGGCGGCGCTCAAGCTGCACGGTAAGCGTGCCCTCAGCACGCTCCAGCTTTGTCAGCTCAGATACTGCATCGCGGTATTCCTGCTGCATGGCCCGCGACGGATTGGCAGTGCTAGCCAAGGCCTGGGCAAGTTCGCGGACACGGTCACGCGCTTGCCGCATTTGACGTTGCGTGCCCTCGAGGTCGTTCTCAAGGGTGCGGAATGCATTGACCTGACGCAAAGGGCGCTCAACCTCTCGCACCAGATCGACATACTCCTTGCGGAACTTGCCTACATCACGGGTGGCCTTGTCCACATCGGCGGATAGCCGAAGCTCAACATCAGTGCTCACGGATCACCCCTTCACAGGCTTCAGAGTTCGCAGGAATAAAGACCACGGGTAATTGAGCACGTCGCGATGCCCAATTGGGACAAGCTGACAGATGATGCTGTCCAGCCTTGCTACTGCTTCGGCGGGGGTTGAGTGACCCTCGCCATCATTGCGAAAAAAAGCTGGTTTGCCTCTTTGCAGCCGCGCACAACTTCAGCCAGTTCGCTCTGGGCCAGATCTTCGATCCGATCCGGCGTGAGGTTCGTGAAGGTCTGCAGATCAGTCAGACGCAGATCCTCGCTGAGCGCGTAATCCACCAGATCGCCAGAAGGCTGGGCAGCCATCAGCGCTCGAATCTCGCCAACAGTTAGCTCGCGACAGATGACCTCGCGGCCTTTCTCGCCCACAACGACTGTCTTGCCTGCATTCGCCATGTTTCCTCCGGGCAATAAAAAACCCGCCGAAGCGGGTTTCAGACTGCTGACAAAGCCCCTAGCCGAAAGGCGGGGGCTTTTGTTTAATGGGTTGTCGTTTACTGCAGGCCAACCCGATGCTCAAACCCCCTTCACCCAAACAGCACGCGCTGGAGA